TGGTGGAGGCTGAAAACTTGCGGACGTTTGAGGGGTAGAACGACTGGAGCCAGTTGGAGCGCCGCCGCCCTCAGGGACTTCAAGCACCAGGGGCTTATCGTTTGACCCAGAAGCCATGGCGGGTGCATCACACGTGATGGCGATAGCCCTGGACTTAAAACGCAGAATACCGGCGCAGTCGGTAAGAGGTTCCCAGGTGTAGCCAGCGGCTTTTAAGTCCCGGCTGTCCAAGGTGGCAATGCGCTGCCCGGAACTGCTAACGGAAAAGGTATATACGGTTTTGTCCCCCATGGTGATTCGGCCGGTAAGGTGCAGACCCTTGGTAGCGTATGGCTCGGGATCATCGAGCTGTGAAGGCTCTGCCTGGCTAGCTTGGCGAGGTTCAGGGGTAGGCTTTTCGACTGCCTGAGGCGGTGGAAATGCAGCCCGCAATAGGTCATCCTGGGGGAGGGATGACACATCGACAGGGGGAGCGACCTTAGGAGATTTCTGCGGCTTTTCTGAGGGCCAGAAGGCCCAAACGCAGGCAATAGCGGCGACGACATAGAAGGCACGCGAGAACAGCATAAAGGCGCGGTACTCGCTCTTAACGTCCGTAGCGGCGCTTTCCGAGACTGAATTACCGTTGGTGTGGCTCTTGTAAAGCGGGAAATATTGGGCCTTGTACTCGCGCTCTTCGGTGGTGATGACAGCGCCACGATAACCGGCGTGCACCTTGCGTATGTAGCGCCCCTTCTTGCCCAAAATGTCGGCGCTCCTGACCTTGATGAGCATCGCAACGAGCCCGGCTATGGGCTGGTTTATGTCGCGAAAATTTTGGGTCATCAGCAGCACATCGGCGTTGAAGTGCCGATGAAGCTTGAACCACTCCACCACCTGGGGATCAGTGCCAAGCTTGGGATAAGAAACGTGACATTCGTCTATCACGTAGAGCGGGCCCTGCCCAGTTTCTGGGTGTTTCCATGTGCTGTGATAGTCCCAGACAGAACCAAAGACAGGGGCTGCGGCCTTAGCTGATTGATGGTCAGCTACGTGGACAACTTCACTAAGCGAAGTGGATTCCGAAAAGAGCTTGAACGCTTGGCCGTTGCCGTTATCGTCAATCGCATTGGCATCCCAAACGCCGAGGACTGGGGCAGGCCTGCGACGAATCTGGATCAGCGAACGGTACGCGGGATCAATGGCCGCGAACACCTCGACATTGAGGGGCAGATTTGTGATTACAAGGCGACCAGTCTGGAGAGCGGCCAGCACGTGATACACGGTGGCCTCATAGCTTTTGCCAGAGCCTGGGATGCCTTCAAGACCATTGATCATGAGCCCAGCCTAGTAAAGGGAATAAGCTGGAGGACGAGGCGTATGGCAATAGCTGCAACGATGATGCCGCAGGCAGAGCCGACGCCGAGCAAGCCTAACACGTTGATGATTTCCGCAGGCATGGACGACCAGACGCCGAGGTTTGAAGTGATGGCGTCAAATTGCATATCCTGCAAAAGGCCGACGATGATGGACAGGAACTGATCAACGGGCCAGCAAATTACATCTTTTGCGAAGTCCCACCCAGCCTTGAAAACGGCCACGGCCAAATCAGAAAACCACGCAATCACAGCCGTGATTTTCTCGAGCAGCATTGAAAAGAATTTGCCCATATCAACCGCCAAAGATCAAACGACGAGCCAACAAAAGAGCGCTGGCAATGATTACCAGCTTTGCAACGTCCCACACCCAGCAGGGTGGGCTTACGTCTTGCAATCCAGCATTTGTCCAGCCGTCAATACTGAGATCGACTTTCCACGATGGGCAAGTACCACCGGAGACAGTTGGCAAAAGCGAGGGGGCAAGATTAAATAACGGCGTTGCCTTGATTTCCTGTATCTTGGAATTCCAAACACCAGTGATGCCATCGGGGTATTTAGGCTCATAAAGTTTGGGCTGATCTGGCAAAGGCTTATCTGTTACCTCGACCTTCTCGCAGGCTGCGATTTCTGGATGCTTCTCGCAGAGACTCTTATCCTCTTCTTCGGCTGGTTCTTCCTGGGGATCAGGCTGTGGGTTTTCCGCTGGGTTGGGATTGGTGCTGATGGTTTCGCCGGGTTTAACGTCAACACGCCAGGGGTTATCCGGTGTGGGGGCTGGGACTATGTCAACGTAAGGATGACGATATTGCTGCGGGTCAGTGTTGGGGATTGGGACAGGTTGTCCTGTGGGGACACGAAGCGGCTGAGACTGTGGATTTTCCCCCGGGGTAGGATTGATCCACGGTGACGGCTGCTCGATGGGCAGCGGGGTGGGGTAAGGCAATTCGAGCGGCACTGATGATGGCATTGGTGCCTTAATCAGCTCTTCCTCGAATTGAGGCTGGGTAAGCGCGGGTGACACGCAGCCAGCAGGCGTAGCCGTCCAGCCTGTGGGGCATTGGCTAAACTTTATTTCATAACCTTGGTATTCTGTGCCAGAGTTTCCGCCCTCGACTGAACGCCATGCTAGCGCGCAAGTACCGTCAGACATTGGGGCCGAGGATGTATAAACATAACTACCCGCCCAGGTCTGACTCAAAACATTTAACCAATCTTTGCAGGCTAGTTCGGCTGTAGGTCTCCAGACAGCACCCGGCGAATGAGCCCTATATTCATAACCGTAGCCAGTGGTAGAACCGTCGACTCCTTGGCTTTTCCACTCCTGCGTGGCTTCATCCCATACGAGCTTAGCCGCGACAAGCCATCCGGCAACAGTAACAGCGGTGCGGACTCCTGGATGCAAGTAAACGGCAGCAGCAGCGATCCGGGGTGCGTTGGCTGCAAGTCGATATGCCGCTGGCATCTTGACCGCTTGCCCGCCCACGTTAGCTGTTAACGCGCCAGCTTGATGTATTACCTTGCCATAGACCTTGTCATTTGCGGCTGCGGCGTATGTCCAGTTACCGGCAGTGCCGCCGAACCCTGCGGGGGTTTGCAGCTGAGCATATCCGGCATGGGCAGAAAAGGCCAAGAGAACAGCGGCAGCAATGAGGACTTTTTTGATCATGGGTTAGACCGGAAGCCAAGGACAAAACAGACGGCACCCAAGCCGCCGAGCATGCCCATTAGGGCAAAGAACAGAGCGACGAGGGCGCCAGAAATCATGGTTAAACCTTGATTTCTTAGACCTTGCGCACGATGCGCTTAGCGAGGTCAGGGCCCTTGAAGGCGATGGCAACGCCAATCACCAGCAGGCCAGCGGCAATGACCTTGGCGGCAATGCCGGACAGATCGACAGCATCGATGAACGCGTCAAACTCGCCAGCAGCATGGGCAGGCACAGCGCTAGCGACCATCACGCCAGCAGCCAAGAAAGCTTGAGAAACCTTGTTTTTGAAATCGAAACGCATGATTTTTTTCCTTGAAAAAAAGTTGTTGAAAAGGTATCGGGAATCGACACCGCGAAGGCCGAAGCCTTGACGCTGTGGACTCTCACAACTTGCGAACCATGCCGACGGCAATGGAGAGCAGCCACCCGATAAGGAAGCTCGAAAAAACGAAGCCGAAACCCCACGAGATGACCTTCAAAACGAGCTCGGGAGTGATACCGACCAAGGCAGGATCAAGCAAGTTTTCCAGGCTGACCCAAACCTGCTCAGAAGGGGGGCAAGGGTTTGTTTCAGTGGTGCAGGTGAAAACAAGCATGATCAAAAAATGCCCTCGTAGTCCTCACCGGCAAGGATGGATTCGCATTCAGGACATTCAGGAAGCGCAGCGTTTGCCGCCTCATCAGAGCGGGGCTGAAAATCTTCTTCGGTGCCAACGAACCCGCATGCATAACACTCAATATCAGCCATTTGTTTTTGCCTGTTGGTAGAGGTTGTCCAGGTCAATAACCTGGGGACGGTGGAAGGGCTCGGTGTGATCCTCGATAAGCTGGGCGCACGTTTCGAGGTCATCCAGCGTTGCAGCCTCGGTAAGCAGCATGACCCATTCGGGTTGGCCGTCCTCTGGATTCGGGGCGAGAAATGCCCCGGTTGTGCGCGACTGGATGACGAGGCGCATGGCTTAGGCAGCGGCCTTACTGGCTGCTGGTTTGATGCCCAACAGGGTGAGCTTGACGCTGTTGTCAGCACCTGCGACGACGTCGAATTCGCACTCGCAAAGAATACCGCCGAGGGGCCATTTGTCTTTGAGGTGTGCCCACTTCTGGAACTCGGTGGAGTCGCCAAACTTGAAGGGGCGAGTAACGACGCCGATGGAATCACCGGACTGGCTTGAGGCGATATCTACGGACAGGTGAAACGTGGTGGAGTCAAAACCACGGCCTTCAATTTCGCCCTTGCTGGACTTGATGCCGTGCAAAACGGCGGTGTTTTTCATCTTCATGATTGAGGTTCCTAAAAGGCCAAGGTTGATGCCGTCCGCGCGTGGCCAGTGCGGGGGGCGAGAACGCGAGCGAAGGCACGTTCAAACGCGCCGGAAATCTCTTGCTTGCTGAACTTTTGCAAACGGCCTGGGGCTTTTTTGTTCAGCAGAATTTCTTCAATGAAATTGGTGTTTCCGAGGTGCTCGAAACACAGCGCAATGCTGGGTGCAGCGGTATCCATGAGCCACTGCACATTGCGTTTAACTTCCGCGCAGATGGTTTCAGCGGCCAGGCGCTTTGTGGTGGGCACAGGCTCGGGTGTGACCTGGGCACCGGCTTCACCGAGGAGGCGGGAATGCCATTCGCTGGCCCCTGCGAAGAAGTCAGCAGGGCGGCGAAGAATGTCCGACTCAAGCACGCGGAGCTTGTTACCCCAGCGAAGCTCAGCGCGGATCCATGGGCTGTCATCCTTGGGGCCGAATAGCTGATGACCCTTCTCATAGACGTTGGTCTGCTTGCCAGCTTCTTTGCTACCGAAATAGAAGGAGCGTGCTCGACCATTGCACCAGTCGCCAACGAGGTTGCACTTGGGTTGCTTACCGCAGTGATCCATCAAGCCCGCCTGATATTCGGACTTGACGCGATCCATACCGCCGCTGAAACCGTCAAAGAAATCTAGGGCCAGATCGACGCGGGTGATGGTGGCGCAGGTGGCTTCAACGATGTTGGCAAGGCGATGATTGAAGCCGGTTTGAGCGAAGGTACAAGCAGTGCCGTAGAGGTTGCAATGGATAGTTTTAGCCTGGGCGTTTTGGCGTGGGCTATCGCCCGATGCCAAGTAGCCGACCCAGCCACATTCGACTTCATTACGGACGATCGACCAGCGGAACCGATAAAAGTCGTGCCCCTTGCGGATCTCGGGATACACGGAAAAATCAGGGCCGAGGGCTTCGCAAACTTGTTCGGCCAAGGCTTTTGCCTGAGCACTGGCTGCAAAGTCGGAATCAGGCAATTCCCGCAGAGCCTGCGCAAGGCGCTTTGCTCTGTCTAAGTCGTCAGAAAAACGCGGGGAGTCGTGAAGCGGAAAAAGATCATCGACAGTCGGGGCAGGAGCTGCGCGGAGGTTGCAGGTAAAGCGCACCCAATCAACGTGAACAACCTGTTTTGTCTTCTGGCGCTCAGCGGTCAAACGGAGCTTAACTTCATTGCCATCAAGAACGAGGTCGGTTTTCTTTGCACGGGTCATGCTTGGGCCTCGTTCAGGTTCTCCCCGTGATTACCATCGGGGAGGGGTTGCGAGAGGGCGGCGCAATCCGCCACTTCCCCGCGGAGCGGGGCCCCTTCTGCGGAAAGCGCCGCCCGGTCATAGGAAGGCACAAAGCCACCCAAAAACTGAGCGATGCTCAGCCATTGATCCCGGTTGCGTGGAGTGCAGACTGTCATTCGGAGCGCTCCACGTCAGAGGCGCAGCGCGGGCAAACCATGTGCGACTCATTCGAGTCGTAATCGCCGTCGTAACCGAGCATGTCGTCAGCCTCATGGCCCGTGCCCTCCCAACCGCAGGCAGGGCAAAAAAATGGCTCGTCGTAGAGGTCGAGGTGATACTTCATGACAAATCAGATTTGCAGGTTTAGACTCACGTACCAAAAAGGTATTTCCAAAAAGGAAACGCCGCAACGTTACCAAAAAGGAAATGTGAATGTCTCAAGTACCCGAGCTAATAGAAAGGGCTTTAGCAGTTGCAGGAAGCCAAGCCGAACTAGCAAGAATGCTGAAAGTGGCACCGCCACACATCACGCTTTGGAAGAAAGAAGAAAAGCCGTGCCCGCCCGAAGATCAGGCGCGGATAGCTGCGATTGCGGGGATTGATCCGGTTCAAACGCTTGTCCGTGCACACATCGAAAAGCACGAGGGAACCGAGAAAGGCGACCAGCTGGCGCGGGTCTTGGGAAAGTTCTTAGTAGCGACTGGCGCGGCAGTCGCTACAAGTGGAGCAAGCGCAGCGGCGATCTTTTCACCGACCTCTAAAAGCCTGCTTGACTTGATACGATGTATATTATGTTAAATAACTTAACAGCAAACATCGAAAAAAATTAAACGCCTGGTGGAGATACGCCGCTTGCCCGCCCGGCATCTGCTGCTGATGACTGGATGCCTGCCGCTAGGGCCAGCGCCGAGTTGACTGCCGGAACTGGCGACTAACCGATCTGCGGGACGCTTCAACGAATGCGCTGAACGGAAAAATTTCTTTTCAGCCAACCCAACACATTAATGTGCGGACTTTTCACAGAGACGCTTCACGATTTCCAGAAGCTTCATGGAATTGAAGGGTTTCACCAGATAGGCATCAGCGCCAGCAGCAAGCCCCGCTTCAATATCACGCGGTTGCCCCCGCGCTGTCACCAACACCACCGCAGGCAATCCCAGAGCAGGAGTCCAGGCGGTTCATGCCACCCGGAAGCATGATGTCCAGCACCAGCAAATGCGGACGCACTCGGTGATCCACCTCCAAACCTACAGACGCATCTGAAGCCTCATAGATTTCATAGCCATCGAACTCCAGCATCAT